GTGGCTCAATGGGTAGAAGAAGCAACATCGGTTGGTGGTGAGTGCCTAATAAAGAAGCGGCTTGCTGAACAGATAGCGGTTCAGAAACCCGTGGTAGCACCATGGAAACCTCAAGTGTTTACATTGGAGAAACCATGACAGCGCCCATTGACATTATTTCACGCGCCTTAAAAGATATTGGCGCACTAGAAGCGGGTGAAACCCCAACCCCAGAAGCAGCCACAGACGCTTTTGACATGATGAACGACCTTATTGACCAATGGTCAAATGAGGACATGATGGTTTTCAATGTGACTGAGATTATTTTCCCAGTCATAGCGGGTCAGACCCAATACACGATTGGCCCAGTCGCATCCACCGCAAACTTTATTGGTGCATCTTTTACAGGTTCAATCTCTGGTGATGTATTAACTGTTACTGCTATTACCTCTGGCGCAGTAGCCCAAGGGCAAACTCTAAGCGGTACTGGAATTACCTCTGGAACAAAGATTGTGGACTTTCTGACGGGCGCTGGCGGTAATGTCAACGAAGTAGGAACATACAAACTCAACATCAGCCAATCCGTAGCATCAACATCAATAACTGCTTACTACGAAAAGCCATTACAGATTAACTCTGCTTTCGTTAGGGTAAATACTACCTCTAATGGTCAGCCAATCCTTAACGGGGGTTTGGACTATCCAGTAGCGGTTTTGGCTCTACAAGACTACGAAATGATTGGTTTGAAGACGCTAAACGGCCCATGGCCAAAGGCGATTTACTTCAATCCTGGCGCGGATACCGGCAATTTGTTTGTGTGGCCAAACCCATCTCAGGGTGAAATGCACTTGTTTGCTAACACCATATTTAGCAGATACGACACTTTGTACGACCCTATCGTGTTGCCACAAGGCTACTCAATGGCACTACGCTGGTGTTTGGCAGAGCGTTTGATGCCTATGTATGGCAAAGCATCTCCCGTTCAAATACAGATGATTAACGCCTATGCAGCTCAAGCCAAAGCGACCCTCAAGCGCAACAACATGAGTCCGTTGCAAGTGGCAAGATACCCAGACGCTTTGATGAACTCACGCAGTAAAGATGCTGGGTGGATTCTTACTGGGGGCTTTGTCTAAATGGCAGACTTTGGCTTTGTTGGCCCTTCCTACCCTGCAACCTCAATTTATCAGGATTCGAGCGAGTGCATCAATTTCCTTCCAGAGATTGACCCACTTAAACAGCCTGGCGATAGAGGCGTGGTGGCGCTTTATCCAACGCCTGGTCTGACGATTAAAGCCATCTTGCCCAACCAACAAGAAGTGCGCGGTATGCGTACCCTTTCTGGTGGACAGAAAATGTTGGTGGTTTGTGGGTCTTATGTCTATGTATTTGACTCTGCCCTTAGTCCTACCTTAGTCGGTCTATTGTCTACCTCTACGGGTCGTGTAGGAATCTCTGATAACGGCATCAATGCTTATATCGTAGACGGAACTAACCGCTATACATGGCGTATCAATACTGTTACTGCGGCAGTATTTACGGGGTCTACTTCTGGAACTACATTAACTGTTACCTCAATTAAATCGGGAACTATTGCTGTTGGTCAGCATTTCTTTGGTTTAGGGGCGTTACAAGAAACAGTTATTACCGCTTTGGGGACTGGTTCTGGCGGTGTTGGTACATACACAATCAATCAATCTCAAAGCATTGCATCTAGCCAGATGTACACATCAAACGCTGGCGCGGTGGTGACTGGTTCTATATCTACTACGACTCTTACAGTAACTGCGGTAACTAGCGGAACGCTCTATGTAGGACAAACAATCCAAGGTACTGGGGTTACTACTCAAACCATCATAACGGCTCTAGGTAGCGGTTCTGGTGGTGTAGGCACATATACAGTCAACAATTCACAAACTGTGGCTTCTACGACCCTTTATTCCCTTAATTGGACTGTTTTGCCGTCTACCGATGGCGCATTTGTGGGTGGCGATACAGTAGACATCGTAGATAACTATTTTGTCTACAACCGACCATCATCTCAGCAATGGGGTTCATCTGGGGTTTTATCGCCTCTTTCTGGCAATACTTCTTATTCAAGTAAAGATGGTGCGCCAGATAACTTGGTTGGATTGATTGTTGACCACCGAGAAGTCTACTTAATGGGTGAGGCTTCGTCAGAAGTGTGGACAGATGTGGGGGCAGTTCCTTTCCCTTTTCAAAGAATACCTGGCACTTCTACCCAACACGGGGTGGCGGCTAGATTTTCCCTTGCCCGTTTGGGTGACTCTTTTGCTTATGTCTCTCGCAATAACCGAGGTCAAGCACAGATTATGCAAATGAAGGGCTATGTGCCTACAAGGATTTCTAACCACGCGGTTGAGAACTCTATTGCTAACCAGTATGTAGACGATGCTATTGCTTGGACTTATCAGTTAGAGGGTCACGAATGTTATGTAGTGTCGTTTCCTACGCTTAATCTAACTTGGGCGTACGACATTGCCTCTGGTATGTGGCATAAATGGTTGTATACCGATACTACGGGTGGTTACTCTAGACATCGTGGAAACTGCTGTGCGGTATTCCAAAGCATGGTTCTTGTTGGGGATTACTCCAACGGCTCAATTTACGAGTTAGACAAAAATAACTACACAGATAACGGACAATATACCCGTAGGTTAAGACGAGCGCCTCACTTAGTTTCTGACCTACAAAGGCAGTATTTTGATGAATTGCAGATTCAGTTCCAACCAGGCGTTGGCTCTTACGGACTGAATACGACTATCGACACAGCGATATATCTGGCAAGCCCATTTGTTATCTACGCTAACCAGACCTTCACGATTAAAGCCCCAGAGGTTTATAAGGTCGGTGTCAAGGCTTCGATTAACTCCACTACGCCTGCGACCTATCCTCAAGCGATGCTGAGATGGTCTAACGATGGTGGCTCTACTTGGTCGCGCGAATATTGGGTAACTATTGGTCAACAGGGTAAATACAAGAATCGTGCCATTTGGAGACGATTGGGCATGGCTAGGGATAGAGTATTTGAGGTGTCGATAACAGACCCAGTAAATGCGGTGATTGTGTCGGCTAACCTAAAAGCGACTCAGGGAGAGAATTGATGGCTACTGGCATTTCCAATACCTCGCAATTAAACCCATACCCACAGTCTGAGTTTCTTGATGAACAGACAAAAAGACCGACAAGGGCATGGCAACAGTTCTTTTTGAATCTGCTTAACTTTAGTTCGGCAGCTACGGCTACGGCTGGCTCGGCTACTTTGCCGGCTAACCCTGTCGGCTTCATCAATATAACAATAAATGGCGTTCCATACAAAGTGCCATATTACAATGTCTGATATAGAGTTACTTCAAAATCATGTGCCAACGCTTGAGGAAATTGAGCGTTTGCAAAATGAAATGAGGAAAATGCCACAAGCCGAATTGAAAACTGAGCATTATTTCTCTGGTGGAATGTATTGTCGGAAATTGACTAGGCCAGCGGGAACGCTGATTGTTGGCAAAGTGCATAAGAAAGACCACTTTTTTATGTGCGCCAAAGGTCAGATTATTGCTTGGTCTGAAAAGGGAATGGTCACTTTGAATGCTGGCGATGTACTGTGTTCTAAAGCGGGTACTAAGCGTGTGACTTTAGCGGTAACTGATGCGATTGGGATTACTTTTCACAAGACAAGTAAAACCAATTTAGACAAGATTGAAAAAGAATTGATAGAACCAGACGAATTGGCACTTTTTGATTCGTCTAACAAAATTAAGGTTGAAGCCTTGGAGGATAAATAAATGTCATGGGTCGCAACAGCAATTATTGGTAGTAGTCTTATTGGTGCTGATGCCGCTGGTAAAGCGGCAGGCGAACAAGCAGGCGCATCGCGTTATGCGGCAGACATTCAGCAAAAAATGTTTGATACGCAGAACGAACAGCAAAAGCCATATCGTGAAGCGGGTTACACCGCTTTAAGTGACATAAGTGGCATGAAGCCATATCTTACAAAACAATTTACACCAGAAGATTTTGCGGCAGGAATTGACCCAGGCTACGCTTTTAGACTCCAACAAGGTCAAGAAGCCACCAACCGCATGGCAAACATGAGTGGCGGTATGCTTAGTGGAAACGCTTTAAAAGGCGCTCAAGATTATACCCAAGGGTTGGCAAGTCAAGAGTATGGAAACGCTTTTAATCGTTTTCAAACACAGCGTAGCAACATCTATAACACTTTGGCGTCAATCGCTGGCTTGGGACAAACTTCCCTTGGTCAAACAACCGCCGCTGGAACGACAGCCGCAGGCAACATTGGTTCTAATATTGCAAATGCTGGCGCGGCAACTGCTGGCGGCATTGTTGGTCAAGCAAACGCTATTTCTGGTGGATTACAAACATTAGGTAATCAACAGTATTTGTCTAATTTGTTAGCGCCTAAAAACCAAGTGCCAGCAGGCTACACGGATACTGGTGGATTTGCTGGCGGTGGCTCTGGCGTTGTAAATGTGCCAGGTCAAGGAACAATGCCCGTTGCTGATTACTTTAAAGTATTAGGATAAATTATGGCAGAACCAGTCGCACTAGGAATTAAACCACCACAAGTAATGACGCTTGGGGATATGCTTGGTATTGCGCGTGGCGCACAGGCTTACCAACAAGCAGAACAAGCAAATCCTCTTGAATTAAAAAGATTACAAGCAGAGGCAAATGTAGCGGCAGGCACAGAAACACCAAGAATTACACAAGCACAAGAAGCTGCCAAGACTGCCCAAATCGGTACTAATTCAGCGCAACTAGAGAATATGTTGAAACAACAACAAAATTCTTCTAGAAACTTGTTAAAACTTTTAAATCAAAAAGACCAAGTAACGCCAACGCAAATTAAAGACCATGTAGTTTCTACAATGAAAAATGCTGGCGCATCTGACCAAGCCATTGCACAAGCCACGCAAAATCTGCCTACATCTGGAACAGATAAAGAATTACGGGCTTTTCTCGCTAAACACGCAACAAATTCATTGAGCGCAGAAGCACAATTAGAAAAACTATTTCCTTCTGCTACATTTGTACAAACTGGTGCAACTATTACGCCTGTTACTGGTGGTAGCCCACAACTTGCGGCACAAGCGCCTGGCAACATTGCAGGCCCCTCTATTGAAGCGCAATTACCGCCAACCACAGAGATTATTGACCCTACAACTGGTCAAAAGAAATTGCTTGGAACAGTATCGCAACGCACTAATGCGCCTTTGGTAACCCAACTTGGCCCAGCCCAACAAGCTGCTCAAACTGGCGTTGGAGAGACTGTAAAAGGCGATTGGGCAACTACTTATGCAGATGCTCAACAAGCGCCAGCACGAATTGGTATTTTCCAGAACATCAAGAAACTAACTCCAGAAGCGTTGACTGGCCCAACGGCAGAACGCAGGCAAGTCGTGGCTAGTTTTGCACAAATGCTTGGTATTCCAGTAGCCACCTTAGAAACCACAGCAACCGATGAATTGGTTAAAAACACTAAGTTATTGCAACTTGCTGGTGGTAATACGGATGCGGCTAGGGCTTTGGCTGAATTTGCTAACCCTAATACTAAGATGACCAAAGAAGGTATTGCTAGGGTTACAGACCAACTAATTGGCATTGAAAAAATGAAGGTTGCAAAGTCCAACTTTGTGCAACCATTTGCTGGTAATGCAGACGCATATCAGACAAAGGTAAACCAATTTAATCAAATTGCAGACCCTAGATTATTCCAAGAAATGACTCCTGCGGATGTTGCAAAACTACGCAAGTCCATGTCACCCGCTGACCAAGCCGAATTAAGCAGAAAAATCAAGTTAGCCAGAGAATTAGGAGTTCTTTAATGGGAACACTTGCTGAACTTTGGGATGCGCCAGAAGCGGATGTAGCGCCAAAACCAAGCCGTTTTTCTACCTTTAAACAAGGTACAGAGATTGGGCCTGCTAAATCTACGCTTGCCGAACTATGGGATTCTCCAGAAGTGGCGCAAGCGGCAGAAAAGCCAGCCCCCAAACAAATGGACTTGGTTGGCTCTGTACTCCAAAAAGCCTTTGAAGCCAAACAAGCCATACCTAAAACCATAGCAGGTAATGTCGCTGGTGCAATAGATATGCTTGCTGGTGTGCCTAACTTTGTTGGATATGGCGTAGGTAGAGCATTTGGTTTAACGCCAGAAGAAGCCCAAAAAGCGGCATCTAAAGTGCCAGAGGCTATTGCACAACCAGTAGGTCGATTGACTGGTTTGGCTCAAACAGAAGCCTATAAAACTTCTATCCCCGTATCTATACAGAACTACATTGGCGAACATTTAAACGAAAGCGCACAAAGTATTGCGTCTAAGTTTGGATTGCCAGTTCAAGATGTGCAAGCAGTAATGGAGGCTGGAATAGCCGCTACTGGTGTTGGTGTTGGTAAGTTTGGCAAAGGTGTAGTTAGCGCGGCTAAAGAACTTGCGCCATCAATGCCTAAAGTTAGGATTGAAACGCAAGTACCTCCTACGGCTGTAACAACTGGAAGTGTTGGCGCGGCTAAAGTAAATACTAATCCTTTAATTGGTCAAATTAGTGGCGAAGAATCTGTAAGAGGAACTTATCCACAATATAAAGTTAGCAAAATTGGTGAGGATGTTCCACAACCAGAACAAGGTACTAGAGCATCCGTTATCAATCGTGTTTATCAAGATATAGGCAAAGAAAACAATCAAATTCGCCAAGGCGTTCTTACTGGCAATGAAGATACATTGCGAACAGAACATACAAAAGCGGCTATGGCAAACCCAACACCAGAGGGTGAATTGCTTAAACGCCAAATTGCTGATGAACAAAACACTTTGTCTCAATTTGCTGAAAATCGTGTAAAAAATACAGGTGCAGACCAAAATCTTTTATATCCTGCTGAACGGGGTGAACGGATTAATGACTTCTTTGCTGGTGTAGCGCCAAAAGGCGAAAGTCCATCTAGCCTACCAAGTTTGTTTAAACAAGAAAAATCAAAACTTTTTCAAGAAGCAAGCGATAAAGTTGGTAGTAATCCAATACAAACAGGCAATGTAGATACATTATTAAATGACCCACAATTTGCGGCTGGTTTAAAACTTACAAACACACAAGGTGTTGCAGAAGGCGCAAGGTCATTGATTGAACTTGCTAAAACTGTTGGTTTTAAAGACGATATGGGAAATTTCCATGCGGCTAATACTATTGATGCTTGGGCGGCAGTTCGTAAAGCATTAAATGCTAATTGGACAAAAGAAAACGCTAAAGTCATTCGTAAGATTAACGAATCTATCGATAAAGATATTGCATCTGCTGGTGGTGGTGATTTGCTTAAAAAAGCCAATGACCTTCACAAAATGGAAAAAGAACTTTTTGGTTCTAAAGGCATAAAAGATGTATTTGGTGAAATTGATTCAAATGGCGTAGAAACTGGGAAAGTTTCATTTGATAAATTGCCAGAAAAATTAAACAGTATGCCTCCAAATCAATGGAAGCATATTTATGATGTTGCCGACAAAATGGCAAGTGGCAAGTTAGTATCTAAAACATTGGATAAAGAAGGAAATCCATTGTGGACTTTAGATGTTCCACCAGAAGTTCAAAGAAGCGCACAACTTGCTAAAAATGAAATGCTTGGTAGTCTTGCGCGTGAAATTCAAGCGGCTGGTGCTGGGAAGTCTGATGTATGGTTGCATGACGCTGTAAATAAAGTTCTAAATGCAAGAGCAGACAAAATTGCTTATGCTTTCCCATTGGAAGAACAGCAAGCGTTTAGAGACCTTAATGCGGCTGGTTATTTAATGCCTGGCAAACACTCTTATGAAGGCGGCGGTCAACAAATCCGTAGAGTAGGAATGATTGAAGGAAATCTTGGAAAATTAGGCGCAACTACTGGTGCTGGTTTAGGAACTGCTATTGCTGGCCCAACTGGTGGCGCTATTGGTGGTTATCTTGGCGGGAAAGCAGGAGTAGCGGGTTCAGAAGTATTAGCAACAAGAGCATTAAGCAAAGAAGCAGAAGCATCATTGAAAAAAATGCAAAAAAATGCTGAACTTGGAAAAAACAAACTTAAAGATATTGGTAAGGAATAAACATGGCAGTCAATCTCTCCCCCATCGGTAACGGCTTTCAGTTTTTTACCACTACTGGTATTCCTCTTAACGGAGGATATATTTATACCTACCAAGCGGGTTCTACAACGCCTGCTACGACCTATTCTGATAATGCTGGCACTATTGTCAACACCAACCCTATCCAGTTAGGTACAGATGGCAGACCACAAGTAGAAATTTGGTTGACCTATGGCATTAACTACAAGTTTGTATTAGCGGATTCGTCTAATAACGTAATCCAGACTTACGACAACTTATATGGAATTATTGGAGTTCAAGGCTCTAGCGGAACGACTATTCCATCTGGTTTGATTACCATGTGGTCTGGTTCTATTGGTTCTATTCCTAGTGGGTGGAATCTGTGCGATGGCTCAAACGGAACGCCTAATCTGTTAGACAGATTTATTGTGGCGGCTGGTTCTAGTTATGCGGTAAACGGAACGGGTGGTGCTACGACTGCTTCATTGGTGACGGCAAATATGCCATCGCATACACACACGGCTACATCGACTGTTACAGACCCTGGCCACGTACATTCAAATGGCGTTGCTAATTACACAAACCCAGCAGGCTCTGGTGGCGGTTCTGCTTCTGGTGGCGCGTCTAATACTGGTTCTGCTGTTACTGGCATTACTGTGGCTACAACAATTACAGCCGCTGGTTCTGGTACTTCATTCAGCATTTTGAACCCTTACTACGCACTAGCCTTTATCCAGAAAGCCTAATATGTCAACTATTGATTCCACAGATGCAAAATTGTCGGCACACGAAGAAGTTTGTGCAATGCGTTACGAGCAAATCAATGCTCGACTAAAACGCTTGGAACAAATCATCATTAATGCTTGCGGTGTTCTATTGATAGGCATGGGTGGCGTTATATTTACTTTTATGACGCACAGATAATGTGGAACCCATCACGCTCACCTTTGCAGCTTGCAAACTAGCCTATGAGGGAATTAAGACAGCCGTTGAGGTCTACAAAGATGTCAAGAGGACTGGCGGTGAGGTTGCGGGTATTGCTGGTGAGGTCGGTGGGTTACTCTCGAAATTCTTTCATGGCCAAGACCAAATAGAAGAAGCGCACAAACAAAAACTAGAAGAGACGCGAGAGTTAGCAAGCCAAGGAAAAGTAAAGAATGTAACAATCCAAGCGATTGACAATGTAATGCACTTACGTCAAGTAAGACAGTATTACAAAGACTTGGAACACATGGTTCGCTATGAGTTGGGTATGCCTGACTTGTGGGTTGAGATAAAACTAGAGCGTGAACGACTTGTTGCCGAAGCATTAGAGGTTGAAATGCTACATAAACAAGCCACGGAACGCGCTGAGTTAAAGCGACAAGAAAAGATAAGAAGAATAAAACAAAAGATACATATATACATAGCAAGCCTAATTGCAATCGTTTATGTGTACATTTCTGTGTGGTTTTTAAGTTTGCTTGTTGAGTATGACAGGGAATGGCGATGGGGATACTGATATGGGAAACCGCTGTTGTGATAGTGATGACCATGTTAGTTGTTGTGGTGATTGTCTGCGCGTCTTGGTTTGTCAAAGAACACGATAAACGGGCTAATTACTATAAGAAACAGGCTGAAATTTGTTGGAGAAATAAATGAATGACTTATTTAACTTACTCAAAGGCTTTGCGCCAACACTTGCGACTGCTGTTGCTGGTCCTCTGGGTGGGGCTGCGGTGTCCGCATTGGCTTCTAAGTTTGGTGTTTCCGACTCTGTTGAGTCTGTTGCGAAAGCCATTGCTGGTGACCCTCAAGCGGCTCAAAAGTTAGCGGAATTGGAATTAGAGTACGCCAAGTTAGATGCGGCAGATAGAGACTCTGCCCGTAAGAACGAAGTTGCTTTGGCTACCAGCGAACACACACCTATGCTAAACAAGTCGGTTACGCCTATCCTTGCGTTAGTGGTAGTGATTGCTTGGGGGCTAATTCAGTATCACTTATTGACGCATATAGTCCCAGATGTGATGCGTGAAATCATTATCCGAGTGCTAGGCACTTTGGATGGTGCATTAGTTATGGTTTTGTCTTACTACTTTGGCGCAAGCCACAAACACTAATATGTTGCTCACACCTCACTTTACCCTTGAAGAACTAACTGCTACGCAACATAGAGAGTTTGACAATACTCCTAACAGTTCTGAAATAAACAACCTTAAGCGTTTGGCTGAGATGCTAGAAGAGGTTAAAACTTTATTAGACGGCAAGCCAATCATGATTAACTCTGCGTTTAGGTCAAAAGCCGTAAATGATGCTGTGGGTTCAAAAGACACATCACAGCACAGAGTTGGTTGTGCAGCTGACATTAGAGTGCCAGGTCTTACACCTGACCAAGTAGTGCAAGCCATTAAGAACTCACCAATACAGTTTGACCAACTTATAAGAGAGTTTGATTCTTGGACACATATATCTGTTCCAAACAACCCATCTGGCACACCACGCAAACAAGTATTAGTGATTGATAAACAGGGTACTCGGGCGTATTCATAAATTGTTCATATTGACAACTTCTAATA